TTGAGGGCCTTTAGCCGGGTCCCGCTGATTTTCCGACCGGCCTTGACTTCTGCGGTGGCCGCCTCCAAAAAGGTGTCCAGGAAACCGGCGGCGTCGGTGGCCTGCTTGTAGTCGGTGATCGTCGCCTCCGGGTTCATGGCCCAGGTAACGACGGAGACCTCCCACAGCTTGACTTCCCGCAGATGCCGGATGCCGTTTTCGTCGTAGTCAAAGACGATGGGGTCATATCCGATGGACAGCTCAGTGAGAACTCCATCTTTCAGCAGCACTTTGATGTCGCGTCCCATCGAAGTGTCGCTGATTTTGGCCTTAATGAAAAGGCCATTGCTGTCTTCCCTCAGCTCCAAAGGTCTGCCAATGGGGAGCCAGCAGTCGTTGTGCAGGGCGAGTATCTTCACCCTCTCCCAGCCTTCGGCGATTGTCTTCGTGAAGGCACCAGGCTCAATTATGTCCCCGCCGCTGTCGATGTTGCCATAGACGGCGGCGTAGCCACTAAAGATGCCGCTCTCTTCGTCGTACTCTTCGGTACGGAAAGACAGCGTTTTGTGCTCCGTCTTGGAGCTTTTCACTTTCACCCCTCTACGGAGCGAAGCCTCCCACGCTTTCAGGCCCCGCCCGGAGGCATAGTAAAACGGCGAGACCCGCAGATGTGCCGCTGCGAGCTTCGCCGTCATAACGGGGTCATCGTTGGTAATATTCGTGTCCGGGCTTGCGGTGCCGTGTTCAAGCTCCGCATTCATCCCGGCTGTCAGGGCTTTCAGGTCGAACCGCTCTTTCTCCAGGTCGATACCCGCAGATCGGGCGGCCTCCTGAGCCTGCATCTCGGTAAATTCCATCAGGCGTTCTCCTCATCTTTCAAATGTCAGGAAACAATGGCAGTTCACAACCTCGGACGCATCTTCGCATTCAGGGTCACAGGGATAGCGGAGACCGTTCTTGAATTTTCCGTCGATTGGTACACGGTCGCCGTTCACCGCTCTATGAGACGGTCTGGCAGCGCTCCAGTTGGCAACGTGCCAGCGCTTATAAGTTGCTCCGGCCTTTCGCATCATGTCGTAATGACCGCTCATAAGCGAAGTGTTGCACTCCTGGGTGGCGATGATCCGCGCCCGCCCTGCTGTGGTCTGCATCTCCTGTTCAATCTGCTTGGCGATGGTGGCCCGGCTGTCTCCATGCTCCAGGCCAGCGGAGACGATACGGGCGATATTGGCTTTTGTGGTGTCCTGGATGCCCTTGACCCGGATGCCGCCCCGCAGCTTCGCCGTGCTGATAAGCTCCGGCCTCTGGACCGCCTGGAGGTTGTAGAGCTTGGCAGACACCCCAGCGCCCTTGTCGTAGCTCTCTTTCCACAGCGGCTCAAAGATATTCAGCAGGGCCGTTTCCTCCTGGGGCCAGTCGATGAGGCCCAGGGTAAAGGCGCTCACAAGGCGGGTGCGGTCTGCCTCGCTCAAAGAGGACCACGCCGCCGCGCTCTGCTCCGCCGCGTCCTCGCTGTTCGGGTCATAGCCGGGGATGGCCCCCATGAGAATGTCCCAAACGCTCCGCTCATCCTTGGTGGTGCCGCCCATGGCGTCACTCACCCGGCGGCCCTGCTCCCGCAGATATTTGAGGGTGGCAATCTCAAAACGCTGGGTTTGCTCCCTCTCAGCTTGCAGCAGGGCGCGTTGTGCAGCCTGCACCTGGAGGTTTTTACGCTCTTCCGGGGACGTACCCTTAGAGGACGCGATTTCTATGCCCTCCGCGCCGTCTCCCGTCCCCTCTGAGCCGTTTTCGGCGTCCATGGGTATTCCGTTATCCGTTATCTCGATGTCCTGCTCTCCGCCCGTCTCAAGCGGTGGTGCGCTCTCTGCATACTGGAGGTTGGCCGCCGCCGTGGAGATCGCCACAGGGTCATCGTCTTCCCGGATGTAGACGTCGGAGAACTGCGTCTTGTAGACACCAGGTCGTTTCCAAAATACGGGATGATCTGGTTGTTGATGGCCTCTTCCCGGCGGCGTAGGTTGGGCATGAGGACGTTTTGGGCATAGATGAACTGAGCTGCCTCCGACGTGGCCCGGTTGCTGCTCTCCGTGATACCCATAATCTCACGGGGGACGCCGAAGTGCTCAAGGACGGCATTCCGCAGGAATGTACGCCCGTTCACCATGTCCATGTCTTTCATGCTGTCTCCGACCTTGTTTACCGTGACCTCGCCGTTGGCAGTAGCGACGCCGTGGCTCTGGAACACTCCCCGGAAGCGCTCAAGCCATTCAGACCGGAAGCGCTGTCGCTGCTCCGGGGTGGACTTGGGCATACCGATGATGAGGTTCGGCGTGGCGTCGTTGAAGAAAAAGCGCTTTTGGAACTTGGCCGCGTATTCGTCGGTCTCAATCTCATCTGCCAGGGCCTCAGCTTGCCCCAGGCCGCGCTTGAATGGGTCTATCGGGTTCAGGTCTTTCATCACGAACATATCATCTACGGACACGTTCATCAGCAGACCGTTGGTGAGCCGGACGGTGTAGTACGGGTGGTCCAGGTACGGGGTCATCTGTACCCAATGGACAGGGACCGGCCACAGCTCCACAGGGACGCCCAGGGGCGATTTCTCCATGATGAAGTACCCCTCGCCCTTGAGCTTGAGGTAAATCTCCAGGAGCCGCCACAGGGCCGCGTTGCTCATCTCATGCAGCGGGTTTGGGTTCGCCCAAAAGTCCAGGAACGGGTGATGAGTAAGCTCCTGTTCGTCTCCGTTCTCATCCACCCGGTAGAGCTTTCCCTCCGCAAAAGACAGATCGGAGGCGATGCGCTCCACGACGGACAGGCGGGGGTTGGTGTGAAACGCGTCTATCCACTCCTGAGTGTTGCGTTCCGGCGGGTTGGTCCACCTGGGCAGCATAACGCTGTCGCTCCGGTAGGTCTGGCTCGCCCTCCCCGCACCACCCCCTCTAAATCGGTTCCAGAATGGCACGGTTATTCGCCTCCCTCGCGCTTCGGCTTTTTACCGAGCACCTGGGAGACAGCGGGGTTTTTGGGGCCGCCGGTCATCTTCTGCCAGCGGCGCCGGGCCTCTGCCGCCGTATTTGCCCGGATGTACTTCATCGGCCAGCCGTCAGCCGATACAAGGTAACTGCATTTCGCTTTCATGGTGTCCTCCTTAGTCAATGCTCCAGTCGCTTACCAGCGGGTCATGCAGGGCCAAGGCCAGCGCGTCTCCCATATCCGGGGAGGACAGGCCGCGCTTTTTCATGGCCTCTTTCTTCTCCAGCTCAATCTTGCCAGCGCTGTTTACCACGTATTTCCGGTTGGAAAGTTGGCTTATCTGCTTATCATCGGGATATAGCTTGATGCTCTGCGTCCGCAGGGCCTCCCGGACCGCGCCCCACATAAGGCCGGTGCTGTTCTGGTAGTCGATAGGGTCATCGTCGCTGATGGTGCCGCCCTCGCCGCCAAAGTGACACTCCACGATGTCCAGGGAGAACGGGGGCGGGGCGTCCTCATCGTCTGCATACCGGCGGTCTCGCTGGGCCTGAACTTCCTCCACGATCTGCTCCCGCAGCTCCATGAGGCGGTCAAAGACGCCGACGCCCAGGCCGTCACAGTCGATTTTGACGTGTATCTCTGCCCAGGGATGCTCCAGGGCATAGCGCTTGATGAGCTGGACGGCCTTGCCGCTCAGCTCCATGGTGTCGTTGTGGTGGTATATCTCCGGCTTTTCCTGGAGCTTCTTGTCCAGGACAGGGGATAGGACGCTGCTGTCATCGCCGTAGCGGGCGACGTCAATCCCGATGTCCACACGGGCCGCCCGGTCAATCTCCGGGGCCTCGGCCTCGCTTGCCCGCTCTGCCCACTCCATCGGTATGAAGCTGTCAGGCAGGGCCTTGGGGAACTCCCCGGCCACACGGACCCGAAAAACGTCGCTGTCCTCACCAAACATATCAATGATGGTGTCGATGAACTGCTGATCTACTCGGCTGCTGTCCCGCCCATCAATGTGCATGGCGTTGTAAAGCTCGCGGGACTTGTGGTGGCTGTCATAGAAAAAGCCGGTAATCTTCGTGGGGTTCCCACACATTACCAGCTTTGCGCCCTCCGTAGATAGTGCGCCGAGGACCGGCTCGAATATCTCATCTCGGACGCCGGAGGCTTCGTCGATGATGTAGAGCACGTGCTCGGCGTGAAAGCCCTGGAG